TGCCAGTGACTTTGAGCAGCATGTAGCATAGGGTTGAGTTGTGCAGAGTTCTTATTGGTTGTATGTGTTGGGTTGTTATGTGGAGTTCTGTAAAATCGGCTTGATAAGATTTGATAGGCTGTGTCCTGTAAAGTTACAGCGAACGATGCCAGTGACTTTAATTGGCGTGTAGCACAGGGTTGGGGTTGATTTTGTAAAACATAGGGTATTCCCTACCTAATGTTCGGTTTTGACTTGCAATGTTCTTGGTAAAGTTCTTTTGTAAGTCCTTGATTATTAAGTAATGTTCGTAAAGTTCGTAAAGTTCGGTCGTTTTTTTGAATGAGTCCAGCAACGACTGATAAAAAACTAAAACTTACTTTTACCCCCCAAAATTGTTTTTGGCACCATTGCCTAAAAAGGGCAGAACTTTACGAACATTCCGAACTTATCAATATATTCATATACTTATAACTACTCCAAATAAGAACTAATAAGAACTTTTATTCTTTAATACAATATGATACTCTTAGATACCAAAACCTTGACTTTGTCAAGCTGATAGCGTATAATATAAGAAGTTAGTAGAAGTTAGTAGAAGTTAGTAGAAGTTATTTTTAGATGTAATGTAATAGTATTAGGTAATATGTAGTAGACTTTATCAACAACCGCAACATTCACAACATTCACAACATTCACAACATTCGCTGTAACCTTACAGGAGATTTATATGTCACAAGTAAAGAAGTACATCCCACGTTGTATGCAATGTGGCGAGGTCTATGACCTAAACCGTCTGCACCTAGGCTATACCTTCTGCCTACCATGCGGTGACGAAATCGCTAAAGAACGCAAGTTCACCATCGCACCCCTCAACAAGTCTAACTATGTCTGCATTACCGACTTGACTATGTTAAAGCAACTTAACCCTAAGAGGACAACATGACTAAAAAGTACGAACCACGTAGCAGGACAACCCTGATTGAGGAGCGCAACCGCAATTCCTTGACCCAACTGCTAACCAGTAAGACACTAACCATTGAGGAGAAGCAAGTCCTTGTCAAAGAACGCAACGAGTACCTGTTTATCTTTGGCGATAACCTTACACCGCAAAATGGTAAGTCGTACCACGATTTTATTAACCACCTATATCTAGGAGATTGACATGGTAAAAGTAACTAAACCCGTAGCTAAAGCAAAACCCGTAGCTAAAGCAACCCAGTTGCCACGATCAACACGTGTTAACTACCAAGCAGATGATGCCTTGGCACAATGGCACAGGGAGAAAACTAAGAGCAGTATGTCTGAGGCATTTCGTGATGCCGATTACGCCACACCTATTTGGCGTTGTGAAAACGATTGGGATAGAACCAAGGAACAACTTGGGTGGGTAGTTATGTGGGTCTGCACTTTGGGTCTGCTCTATCTTATGGGTACGGCGTTTGCCAAGGTGATGCCATGAGAACAGGCGACGTGAAACGTATCGGGCGAAGAACCTACTGCATAGTCTGTTGGACTGACTACGATGTAACCCTGCAATCTATGGATGAGGAACGCATCATTATCGTGATGCCACGAACTCGCCTTGGTGGTCTAAAAACTGGACAGTAGTATCATATTGTCGTATAATATAGTATATAGTGGTAGAGTATAGCAAGATGTATCAAACTAATCGTAGCAACTAACGCAGTAACCCTACAGGAGAATCATCATGAATCAAAACGTAGCCAACTTCACCGCACCTGCAGTATCCGTACCCACCATCAGTTCATCGGCAATGCTTGTCGAATTAAACATTAGCTTATGGACAGGGCGCAAGTTCGACAAGGTAGTAAGTCAAGAGATTGACACCGCTAAACACACTACCACAAGAGCAGGTAACTATCACAAGAACCTGATCGCTGATGAACCCATCTTCCAAGCCATTGGCAAGTTCGCAGGGAATTCACGGTCATTTCACTACCATGCAACGATGCCTTGGTCTGATAGTGGTATGCGACTGTTAACCACCAAGATGTATTTTGATTATCACAAGGCAATCAGTCAGATGGAGATGGACTTTGACCAACTCGTAACGGTAGCCCTGAATGACTATCCCAATATGATACTGAGGGCGCAACACAAACTAGGCACGATGTTCAACGTACACGACTACCCCGATGTCGATGACCTACGCAATAAGTATCGATTCTCGGTTAAGTTCAGCCCTGTGCCTGATGTCGGCGATTGGCGAGTGGACATTGGCAATGACGCACAGCAAGTTCTTATGGAGTCATATGCTTCTGCGTATACAGCTAACCTTGAACTAGCGTACCAAGACGTATGGACTAGGACTCATGAGGCACTAACGAACATGTCATCTAAGTTATCAGGTAACTCTAAGCAAATCTTTAGGGACTCCCTAGTATCTAACGTCAAGGACATGGTCGACTTATTGGATAAGTTCAACGTGACTGATGACCCGAAAATGAAGCAAGCCAAGGCAAAGATTGAATCCGCATTGGTAGGTATTACCCCTGACGCATTACGTGAGGATGACGACTTACGTTTAGACACTAAGAACAAGGTCGACGATTTACTAAAAGAGTTTTCGTGGTAACCGTATTAACCAAGCATCACCCAAGCATCACCCAAGCATCACCCAAGCATCACCCAAGCATCACTTAAGCATCACCCAAGCATCACCCATTAACAACTAACGCAGTAACTTTACAGACAACAACAGGAGAATCCAAATGTCTAAAATAGCAATGACCGCAGAGCGCATGTATGAACAATCCATCGACGAAGTAGTACAGTCGATTCTAGCAAATCCCGAAGGTACTACCCTAGTGATGGGTCACATGGGTTCGGGTAAGTCAAGCATCTTAAAAATCCTTGCAAGCAAGCTACCTACCCATGCTCCCTGCTATTTCGATGGCACAACTAAAGACCTCGGTGACTTATACATACCGAAAATCCTATCACACGATGACGATGCACAGTTCGTACGGTTCGTGCCGAATGAGGAGTTTGGTTTGCATCTAGGTAAGCCCGTCATCTTGATGTTCGATGAGTATGGCAAGATGAATCCCGCAGTTAAGAACGCAACTATGGAAACGCTACTCAACCATAAGGTAGGTAATAAGAAGTTACCCGAAGGTTCAATCGTGTTTGCAACTACTAACCTAGGTGGCGAGGGTGTAGGCGATCTGCTCATGCCCCATCATCGTAACCGTATCACCGTAGTGCGTATGAAGAAGCCAACTGCAACCGAGTGGATAGAGAACTATGCGTTTAACAATGGTATCCATCCGTCTATGATTATGTGGGTCAAGGAAGAAGGTGAACAACTGTTCGCATCTTATGAGGACATCGAGAACCCTGATGACCAAGTAGGTGGTAACCCTTACATCTATCATCCCAAGGCACAACGACCTGCGTTTGTAACCCCACGTTCATTAGAACTCGCATCACGTTGGCTATGGGCTAAAGATAAGATTAGTGGTAACTCGTTACAGTCTAACCTGATCGGTACTATCGGCGCACGGGGTGGGTCTGATCTGCGTAGCTACATAGAGCTTGTTGACCAACTACCTAAACAGGAAGATATTAAGACAAACCCTGCTACTGCAAAGATACCAGAATCCGCATCCGCAACAATGATGGTGGTATATCGTGCGTTGGCAACTATGTCTAAGGAGTTCATCGACCCGTTCATGGTATATCTCAATCGTTTAGATGCCGAGGCACAAGGGTTCTTTGCAATGCAGGTACGCAATCCCAAGTATCAGAAGCAAGGTATTGTCATGACCAATAAGAAGTTCACCGATTGGTGCGTGGCTAACAACTATGTATTTACCGCCGACAAGGTCTAAGGGGGGTATATGTGTAGATTAGAAAAAATCTGTATGGGTGCAGTAGTAACTTGCTTATGCTTGTTCTTACTGACTGTACCTTTTATATTTGTTTACTCAGCATTTAAGGAGCAATTATGTCTTTATCAATAGGCAAACAACTAACCGCCGAGCAGAGATTACGCAAGGCAACCACCGACATCATCGGGCATAACGACTTCATTGCACTAACAGGTGTATTGATGATTGGTAAGAAGATGGTAGATGACAAGGTACAGACTGCATGCACCAATGGTCGTGACGAAGCATACGGTAGAGCATTTGTAGATGAGCTAACTGATGCCGAGTTTAGATTCGTGGTACTGCATGAGTGTTATCACAAGATGTATAAACACTTGACCACGTGGAAGAACTTGCACGACATAGATGCTCAACGTGCGAACATGGCATGCGACTACGTCATTAACTTAAAACTTGCCGAAACCGAAGCAGGTAAGACGGGTTGGATACGGTTACCTGATGGTGGGTTAATAGATAAGCAGTATGCAGGGATGGACTCTAAGCAGGTGTTCGATCTGTTACCCCCACAAGGTAAGGACAAGGGTGGCAGTAACTATACACCGTTTGATGACCACGATTGGGATGGCGCACAGGAGATGGGTGAAGCTGAACAAGGTGAACTAGCCAAGCAGTTAGACCAAGCTATACGTCAGGGTGCGATCTTAGCAGGTAAGGTAGGGTCGGGTGGTAATCGTGATGTGGGTGAACTGTTACAGACCAAGCAGGATTGGCGTGAAGTCCTCAGAGATTTTGTGACAACAACTTGTGCAGGGAAGGACTACTCTACATGGAAGCGCCCTAACCGTAGGTATGTGGGCATGGACATCCTGATGCCATCATCTATCAGCGAATCAGTCGGTGAGATCGTGGTAGGTATTGATACGTCAGGGTCTATTGGTAATGATGAACTTAACGCATTCCTAGCCGAGATCGTAGGTATCTGTGACCAAGTCAAGCCGAGCAAGGTTCGTGTACTGTATTGGGACACCGAAGTATGTAGTGAGGAAGTGTACTTAGATCATGAGTATGCCAACTTACCTACATCTACTAAGCCCAAGGGTGGGGGTGGTACTGACCCACGTTGCGTACCTTTGTATATGAACACACACGGTATCAAGCCCGAAGCAGTAGTCATGCTAACCGATGGGTACGTAGGTTCATGGGGTACGTGGTCTGTGCCTGTGTTGTGGTGCATCTTGAATAACCGTTCGGTTAACCCAAGCGTGGGTAAAGCCGTACATATCTAGGGGGTCATATGGAAATATCTTTTGCTGAAGCGTTCTTACTCGCATGGTCACTGGTGTCTTCTGTCTATGCGTTGTTGCTACATGAACGCCTTAACAGGTTTGTCATGGTAGGAAGTGCTGCACTTGAAGCGTGTAAATTTGTAATAGATGACATTGCTGACGGTAAGGTTACAGTCAAGCGTGTTGGTGACAAGATTGAAGTAGTTAATTTAATAACAGGAGAATAAAAATGACATGTAGATTAAGTAGTTTTAACGATGTAGCAAAGGCATACGCTGACATCAAGCCGATCAAAGGTGCAAGGGTAAAAGAAGATTTGCGCCCGTTAGAACAACGTCGGTATTGGTGGAATCGTATTGTCAAAATAAATGACAACAAGTATTTGCTTTGTGACGGTCATTGGGCATGGCAAAACATGGTTGATGAAGAAAGAGAGCAAACCTGCCCAATCATGTGGGAACGCAAGGATGATGGTGACTTTATTACTATCCGCAACCATATGAATGACGGTATCTCGGTGTCACGGTATACGTTCTTACAACGTCACTTACCAATGGGTATGTACTTTCATTACGACAACGGTAAACACTTTGTTAACTATGTAGACAAAGACCACTACTTACCCAAGTTCAAGGGTGATATGGATTGGTCTAACCATATATTTAAGATGGTGCAGGACAACAAGATAGTGTTTAAGCACGTCGATAATGGTGTAGTCGGGCAGGGTTATATACGGGTCAACGACCTGCAACCCTATAAGACTCGGCGCATTGACAAGGAATTGGATGCACAGTATTACCCCAAAATCCAAGACCTTTATGCGTGGATGCAAGACATACTACCTGTACTAGGAGAAACCCTTATATCTAATAGAAGTGAATATGCAAACAAGTTATTAGATACAGGGTACGGTGGCTATTACTATTGGCAGAGGTACGCTAACCCATTAGAGATCAGACAGATTCTTGACGACCCTGAACATGAGAAGCGTATGGCATTGGCGGTGGTACTAGCAAATGAAGCAGAAGCCTATTTCCAAGATAGGTTTGTAGTAAAAGCAGACACCTTTAAGCGTATGCACAAAGTAATACGTAAGGTGGCTAACTTTGTAATGATAGAGCAACGATAGATGTATCACCAATTTCATCACTTTCAACAGGAGAATAACATGGCAAAACTAATAAACATTAAGCAATGGAAAGCCGATTCTAGAGTACAGGAAACCATTAAGACAATGGTGGACAGGGCTAACGAGTACAAGTGGGAACACTTTGTCGATGGGATACCCGTAGAGCAAGAACTTAAGACGTTCATGCTTGAACTCAAGACGGTTATGCCTAACGTATGGTTTATCCCCGTCGATCATATCCTCAAGTCAAAAGAACTAAAGGATGCCGATGGTAACTACCAAACTACCAATAGTTATAGGATAGTTAAAGAGGTAGGTGTATGCCTTGATGACTTCCCCTTTGATCTAGGGCGCATTAACTTTGCCGATAATAGCGTGAACAATAAGGGCGACAACACCTATGGGGTATATAGTCGTAAGATAACTAATGCTAAATATGCACAGCACCGTGACCAACACCATATGATTATGGGTAGAGATGTTAAGAAGGCGGTCAAGAACGCACAGAAATATCTTATGCCGTACTCAGCTAAAGAGTTAGCTCAGGCGTTCTATTCCCCAATCAGGGAGAACGTAAACGAAGATTTTAGCAAGGTACAAGATAAGGCGCAGTCTTTGGCAGGGATAGTACGTGCGAACTACAGGGCTATCTTAGAGGAGGTACGCACCCTAAAACGTGCAGGGGTTACGTTTAAGACCGAGGAGTTTAGAAAGATAGCGGATGACGTAGAAGAAGTCTATGGTGAGTTCGAGGCTGAAAGCAGTAGGAAGGTGGGCGCACTCTTTGTACGGTTCTACAAGGTAGGTGCAGATTCGTATGTAACCTTACAGGAAGCTATTGATATTAAAGCTAGTTGGAGTACGGCTACTATTAATGGCTCACCTATGGGGTATAGGGCATCGGAGTTACCACAAGATATTGTAGGGTCTGTGTCTGTGCTAAGTATATTAAACGATGGACAGTACGTAGCCAACGTCGGCATGCGTGTTGATGAGAATCACTTTTGGATTTGGAGAGGTTAATATGAGAGGATATATGAGTCCCGAAGCTAAGAAGGAACGGGAGATGTACATCAGTATATTCTGTGATCTAGGTCGTTGCCGATTCAAGGATGATAATGGTCAAAAGCTAATCTCTGCCCCTGAAGAAGAACTCCTAAGATACTTGGAGATGATGAAAGCAACCCCCGTCTATCGAATCAAGATTCATGAGGATAGTAGCGTAGAAACAACATGTTACGAAATGATGGATGCTTTTAAACCCGAACTAGATAGGTCTTATAATAATGTTGACGAGTTGCCTAAGTGGGTGCAAGATAAACTTGCAGTGCTTATGCTATTTGATCATAATGTCACAAACGAAGAAGTTAAAGATGTCGGTAGACGTATTACCGAAAACATTTATTGGGTGTTTAAAAGAGAAAACGATGGCGGCGACCCCCGAATCGAAAGTTAAAAAAGCGGTACGCCAAGTCCTAGATGGGCTTGGCGCTTACTATGTGATGCCAGTCACCAGCGGTTATGGTAACCAAGGTGCGCCTGACTTTTTGATTTGCATAAAGGGAAGGTTCTATGGCATAGAATGTAAAGCTGGAAAGAATAAACCTACTGCGTTACAAGAACTCAATCTTAAAAAGATTATAGAGTCAGGCGGGGTAGCTTTAGTAGTAAGGGAAGACGACATAAAGTATCTGCCCTCTTTATTAACAACAGGAGAATTAAATGAAAAAGAAAGCGGTAGTAGAACTTAGCAGTAACCATACACAAGAAGTTCAGATACAAGAACTTCAAGCCGAAATCGTTAAATACCATCAATGGTGTAATGAGTGGCGAAGGCTCAACGACGGGCTAGAAGAAGAACTCCAACGCACACAGTTTATGTTGATGGACACCCAAGCGGTGATTAGCTACCTAGAAGGAAAGCTATTTAACCAATGAAGAAGTTATGTGTAGTCAACTTTTGGGAGGGTGCATTTGATGGGGATTTCTTTGACTTCTTTTTTAATGCTTGTTTTGATGACGTTACTTATATTAGTGATCCTCATAGTGCCGATCTTATTATTACTTCTGTGTTTGGAAATGTTCAGACTCCTCCCGAAAAGACATTGGCTTTCATTGGAGAAAATGTTAGACCAAGTTTTTTAGGTTACTCTCATTCTTTGTCTTTTGATTGGGATAATTACGGTGGTCGTAACCATCGCCTTCCACTATGGTATTCGAGGTTAGCGTGGGATGGCTTTGAACAAAAACCTAGGCGGGATAACCACCACAATCATGGCTATGAACAACTCATTCCCATTAAACCGTTAACACAACGTCGTAAGTTAGACATAGCAAGCAAAGATAAGTTCTGCGTTTTAATTGCCAACAACCCCGAAGGCTTACGGGTTAACTTGTACAACTCTTTGTCTAAGTACAAACAAGTAGATGGCTATGGAAATATGTTTGGTAACCCCTTACGAAAATCTAAGTTCGCTATCCTACCTGAATATAAATTCTGCTTATGTCCTGAAAACTCTATCTATGATGGGTACATTACTGAGAAGCTAATTGATGCGTATGCAGGGCTAACCGTGCCTATATATAGCGGCGATGCGTCTGTGGCTGAAGACTTTAATTACATGGCTTTCTTAAACTACCAAGAGTTTAAAGATATGAGTAGATTTGTAGAGTACGTTAGAGGGTGGAATATCAATCAAGAGATGTATAAACATACGTATGAGCAACCCCTGCTACTCAAAGAACCAAGCCTTAATGGGGCAATTGAATTTGTACGGAGCATAGTCAAATGAGTTTTGGTCAGTTAAAAAAAGAGTATGCGATGAGTCAGAAAGATGTTGCCAAAGAACTGCATTTAGATATAAAAACTGTGCGAACTGTTGAAAGATCAGGCATAGAAAAGATTAAAAAAGCATTAGCCGAACGAGGTGTTTCGTTAAAAGATTTGATAGAGGTATATAAATGAAGGAAGAAATACAAAAACTGATTGATTCCCTACGACCAGTCAAAACTAAGTTTGATCTTATTCGAGTCGGCGGCGACAACGATGGTGGCTATTTACTACCTAACGACTTATTAGGTATCACCGCATGCTTTTCACCAGGTGTAGACGTTACGGCATCATTTGAAATAAATCTTTGTAAGCGTGGGATTGGCTCTCACCTTGCTGATGCTTCAGTTGATAGTGTGCCTAAAGGATTTACCCCCCGTTCGTTTACCAAGAAGTATTTAGGTGGGTATAACGATGATACCCATATGACCCTAGCCGCATGGATGTATGAGCAACGGGCTTTCATGGGGGATTTTATATTACAGATGGATATAGAAGGTGGCGAATACACAACTCTATTATGTACACCGCCTGACGTATTGCGTAAGTTTAGGATTATTGCAGTAGAAATACACAATGTGCAGACATGGTTTACCCCGTTAGCTTGGCCTGTAGTTAAAACATTCTTTGAAAAGCTATTAGAAGATTTCCGTGTAGTACACAACCATCCTAATAACAACTGCCCATTTATAGAAGCAGATGGAATTTTGATGCCGACAGTATTTGAATTAACTTTGTTGCGCAAGGATAGAACGATTGCGTTGGGTTATTGTGATCAGTTCCCGCACTCATTAGATATGCCTAATGTATTAGATAAACCTGATCGCCCATTGCCTGAAGGATGGTACAAATGAACAATGAACGCAGTCTTGCCAAAGAAATAACAGAAGGATTTGAAGCACTTAAATCTATGAGAAACAATGAACCAGTAGCGTGGACTGCGTGTTTAGATTGTGGCAAAAGAGTTACAGGCGATTCTATTCATACTTGCTCACCACAGTTAAAGACACTAACAGATGAGGAAATAGATGCTGTTTGGTTTAGTTACAAAGGCGATATTAAAGATTTTGCTAGAGCAATACTAAGAAAGGCACAAGAGAAATGAGAGAGAAGTACGGAATAGTACATAGCGATAGCCCTGTCATGGAGTTAACAACCATGATTGGATGCCCGTTGATGTGTACTTTTTGCCCCCAAGATAATTTACGTACGCAATATGGTACGTCTGAGAAGTATATGAGTCAAGTTGATCTGACAAAGATGCTAGTCAAGTTACCAAAAAACACCCGTATTGATTTCTCAGGTATGTCAGAGCCTTGGGCTAACCCCGAATGTACTTCTATGTTAGAAGAAGTTTTATACATGGGGTTTAACGTAGCCATCTACTCAACCCTTTATGGTATGACTGACCCTGAACGGGTACGCAAAGTATTAGAAGAACACCCTAACCAAGTAGAAGTAATTATGCTACACCTGCCTGATGCCAATGGAAACATGAAGGGCTGGAAGAACAGTGAAGAGTGGCAAAGAGCCGCCGCTATCATCTCTCATACTAACGTACCATGTCGTGTCGGTGCGATGACTATGGATAGGAACGGTATAGTTCATCCCGAACTGCAATCTATGGTGGGTCAATTAGCTGGATGGGTAGGGCATACTAGGGCAGATAGCCTTAACTTGGAACAGATTGCTGGTCAAGCAATTAGCATAACACCCCATAATAAGTTCTCATTAACTTGTAGGTCAACACCATTCTATGATCGGAATGTTCTTCTTCCTGATGGTTCTGTGGTTCTATGTTGCATGGACTACGACCTTAAACACATTATTGGAAACCTTTTAGAGCAGACCTACGATGAGGTAATGCAGGGTAAACCCTTGCAGGACTTGGTTGCCATAAACGAGGTTTCTGAATTTAATAAATGTAGTATTTGTAAATCTTGTGAAAACGTGAGGAAGATATGAGAAGAAAAGAGCCTACTGATAAAGAAATAGAAGATTTACCTGATGGATATATTGAAGCGCTGGAAAGGGCAATGACTTTTACAGCGGAAATAAAACTTAAATTAAGAGATGACTTTGCCATAAGAATTATGGCTGGCATGTGTGCTGGTGATTGGAAGTTAGACCTGTCTGATGGTAAGACGTGGGAAAAAGCGGCTTCTAAACGTGCTTATGAGATAGCGGATGCAATGATTAAAGAGAGGGAGATTAGTAATGTTTAAAAATATTGCAATAGTCGTACTTCTTATTGTTATAGGTATTTATTTTTGGGGGGATAGCCCTGCCCAAGAGTGTCCTGTGGAAAAGAAAACCCCACGATGGGAAGACAATTGCATCATTCAAAAGAGTGGTGATAGGGAGATAAAGACATGCGGATAATGGTAATTACCCCTACTACTGGGAAAGATACGCTATTGAAGGCAATAGAAAGTGTGCGGAACCAAACTATCAAGACTGAGCATTTAGTTGTGGTAGACGGAAATGGGGATATATACACCCGCTTTGCCAATATGCTTTTAAATAAAATCAGCCCCAACTACGATAACCCGTTACAGTTTATTCCTTTACCCGAAAACGTAGGTGGTAATGGGTGGTACGGACACCGAGTCTATGCGGCTATGCCACTAATGGTAAACGCTGATTACATTCTTTTTTTGGATGAGGACAATTGGTTCGAGCCTAATCATGTGGAAACCATGATTAACAAAATAAAAAGTAAAGACTTAATGTGGGCTTACAGTTTAAGGAAGATATACGATGAACGAGGACAATATGTTTGCGATGATGATTGCGAGGCACTCGGTAGATACCCGACGTTTTATGATCATACTGTCAACTTTGTTGATACTAACTGCTATTGCTTTAAGCGTGAGTATTTGGTCAGTATTGCTCATTCTTTCTACGGGCAGTGGGGTGCTGACAGACCGTTCTATAAATCTGCCTCAACAAATTTGCCTGCCTTCGGATGCACAGGAGAGGCTACGGTTAATTACCGAGCGCCCGAAAGATTACTTAGCATGTTTAGAGAGGGCAATGAAGTCATGAAAAAAGCCTATGGGGAACCTTTACCTTGGAGAAAAAAATGATCGAAACGTTAGTCAAACCACAACCACTAGATAATGACGTTGCAGTAGTAAAAATATTACAACTGATGGGGCAGTTAACCCCGAACGATATTGCCTATGTGTTAAGGGTATCAGCGCAAGTTTATATGGCTGTTAGAGAGGATAAAAATAATGGAAATTAAATTACGCATTATTAAAGAAAACAAAGACGGGTCTGCCAACGCAGAAATCGACTTTGATAAAGAAGGTTTAGAGTTCTTAGTACAAGAAGGCATACTGCATATACTAGAAGCCTACATTAAACAGAACGAGAACGCCAAAAAAGGGGCTAAGCTACGTAAGAAGTTAGCTAAAAAAGAAGAATTTGATATAGACGGGAGATGCTAAATGAATGGATTATGGGAATTAGCAAACAAGGTTAGTGAGATTGGTTGCAGGATATACGGCATTAAGTGCGTTGCTGAGATGCAAGGCGAGGCTGATTCAGACAACATGAATAGCGGGGTATCTTGGACTATTGCAGAAATGTGCGACATTTATAGCGACAAATTAGAAGAATTATCATCAGCAATTATGTCTGTTAGTCACGAACAAGAAGAACGTATCCGAGAATTAGAAGCGCTTGTAGCCAAACACGAACTGAAAAAAGGGAGAAAGAAATGAGTTTTAAAAAAGATAAACAACCCATGATGCCAGTCATCCAACAAGCGCCATTGGCTAAACTGTTTGTAGCTACACCCATGTACGGCGGTATGTGTACAGGCTTGTATGCGTCGGCAGTAATGCAATGCGTAGGCGCTTTTGGTCAGGCTGGTATTCAGATGTACTACTCGTTTATGATGAACGAGTCTTTGATTACCCGTGCCCGTAACAGTATGGCTTATGACTTTATGAAGTCTGATGCTACACATCTTATGTTTATTGATGCAGACATTGGGTTTAATCCACAAGACATCCCCCGCATGCTTATGGCGGACAAGGATATTATCTGTGGTATCTATCCTAAGAAAGAGATTAACTGGGTAGAAGTTACCCAAGCAGTAAAAGCTGGTGTTCCGCCTGACCAACTGAGTCAGCATACTGGGGCATTTGTTCTTAACTTACCATCAGGTGTACAGAGTGCAACAGGAAACATTAATGAGCCTATTGAGATTGCCAATGGTGGTACAGGGTTTATGTTAATTAAACGTAAAGTATTTGATACCCTTGCTGATAAAGTGCCAAGCTATACAAACGATATGTACCATGCGGTAGACACAGTACGAGAAGTTAAGGTAATTAGAGAATACTTTGCCACCAGCATTGATGAAGAATCTAACCGTTTGTTATCAGAGGATTACCACTTCTGTAAGATTGCAAGGCAAGCTGGGTTTAAAGTTTGGTGTGCGCCTTGGGCTAGTTTTAGTCATACAGGTTCTTATAACTTTAGTGGGCAACTACCGAGGTCAGCATGAACGAAGAAGACTTGAGGGATTGCTTTGCGATGTTTGCAATGATGGGGCTAATTGTAAATGAGGGAAGACTAGATGATCGCATACCTAACAGAGCATACTTGATGGCAGACCTAATGCTAGAGGCACGTAACCCATCCGACGAAGAAGGTATTGCAGTAATTAAAAAGAGGAAGTATGTCAGAAAAAATTGATATGCGTAAAGCGGTAAGGGATGCAGAGGTTAGCCTAACAGGTAAGCGTTACTGTACTAGCTGTCAATCAATGCAACCTGCGTTAACAGGTACGATGTTAGAAGGTAAACGAAACAGATGGCAATGCTATAACTGTACTAAAAAGATAAATGCACGTAAATATGGAAAGGATTAGAGAAGATGACGATATTGAAAGAAGCGCATAATATTATTTATGGTGATCGTGAGAAGACCTACGGACACCCAAGCAAGAACCTTAGCACCATTGCGGTGATGTGGAACGCATACTTAAATGCTAAACCCGTACCTACTGGGGTGTTAGAACTTAACGCTAAAGATGTAGCCGCCTTGATGATGTTAGTTAAAGTGGCCCGCTTTGCTAATGACCCAACACACAGAGATAACTTAGTAGATATTTGTGGTTATGCCGCATTGATCGAACGGTGTGATGAGGCTGAGACAGACGATGCGTAAGCCCTTTGAGCAAGAACTTCACGACCTTTACGATGCGCCCGCAAAAGAAATGGTAGCTGATTTTGTGGAAAGAAAATGTGGTGTAACGGTACAACCAAACCCCGATCAATACGGAGTTGATCTGTTAGTATTGAAGGAAGGTAAGTTGGTTGGCACAATTGAGGTAGAAGTTCGCCAATGGCATCCGTGCCCATATCCGACAATCCATGTGCCTGAACGTAAACGTAAGTTCTTCTCAGAGAATTCTTTATTCTTTGCGCTGACAAAAGAAATGACCCATGCGTACTGGATTCAGATGAAAGACATAGATCAATACCCTGTTAGGGAAATCAGCAATTACAAAGTTGCTAGAGGTGAGCTATTCTTTGATGTACCCACAGACCAATTTGTATATACGGATTTAATAAATGACTGATTTAGAATTTACAAAACAAGATGCACAAGAAGCCTTTTTTAATTTAGGTAAGATGGCTGGAAGACTGAGCCATGACGAGGGTAGAAGATTAGCTATGTTGACACAGATCATTGCAAGCTATATGACGCAATTAGAGGAGAAGCTGAGTGAACACAACGAAAAAAGAACTTGAGAGCGCATTAAAAAGGTTAGTAGAGTCTGCATCTAACTACGTTCAAGACGATATATGGTACGTTGCTTTAATGCTTGATATACAAAATGCTGCCTTTGTATTAGGTGATGACGCAACCCATGATTGGGTAGAAGAATGTTTAGAAGGGATTACAGAGTGAACTTAATAACGATTGACTTTGAGACTTACTACGATAAGTCTACATATAGTTTATCGAAATCGACCACAGAAGAATATGTGCGTGACCCCCGTTTTGAGGTAATCGGAGTAGCTGTTAAGGTTAACAACGAAGAAACCGAGTGGGCTAGTGGTACACACGAACAGATTAAGAAGTGGTTACAAGGATTTGATTGGGCTAACTCAGGTGCGCTTGCACACAACATGATGTTTGATGGCTTTATCCTTTCCGAAAGATTTGGCATTGAACCAAAGATATACCTTGATACTTTATGTATGGGTCGTGGGCTACATGGTGTGGAAGTTGGTGGCAGCCTAGCTGCATTAACTACAAGATACAACTTAGGTGTTAAGGGTGATGAGGTTATCGCAGCATCCGGGAAAACTCGGATCGACTTTACAGATGAAGAACTTAATAGATACGGTGATTACTGTGTCAATGATGTGGAATTAACCTACAAACTATTTCATACAATCATGGCAAAGGGGTTCCCCAAAAAGGAACTAAAGATCATCGACCTAACCCTTCGGATGTTTACCTTGCCGAAACTAGATTTAAACCTAACTATGTTAGAGCAACATCTACGAAACATTCAGGATAAGAAAGCCCTACTATTATTAGAGGCTGACGTTGAGAAGACCGAGTTGGCTTCTAACCCGAAGTTTGCCGCCCTCTTAGAAAAGATGGGTGTGCCTGTGCCAATAAAGATTAGCCCTGCAACAGGAAAGGAAACATTTGCCCTTGCTAAAAATGATGAAGAGTTTAAGGCTTTGGCTGAACACCCTGATCTTAGAGTTCAGGCACTCGTTGCCGCTAGACTGGGGACTAAGTCAACCCTTGAGGAAACCCGAACAGAAAGATTTATCGGAATCTCAAAAAGAGGATTGATGCCAGTCCCCCTAAAATACTATGCGGCACATACGGGAAGGTGGGGTGGTAGTGATTCCCTAAACTTGCAGAACCTTCCAGCACGGGGTGATAACGGTGGGAAGTTAAAGAAAGCAATTGAAGCTCCTGAAGGCTATGTAATTATTGATTCAGACTCATCACAGATTGAAGCACGGGTACTTGCTTGGTTAGCAGGACAGAACGATTTGGTGGAGGCATTTAAGAATGGCGAAGACGTTTACAAGATCATGGCTTCGGCTATATATGAAAAGAGCGCAGATAAAATCACGAAGGAGGAACGCTTCGTCGGGAAGACGACCATCCTTGGCGCTGGCTACGGGATGGGGGCAAAGAAATTCGGGGCACAACTTAAGACGTTCGGTACGAGTGTTACTGAAGAGGAAGCCCGTCATATCATCGAGGTATACCGACAAACATATCCTAGCATTGTTAGCTTGTGGCGAGAAGCGCAGACGGCCCTAGAAGCATTAACTAAAGGCATGACAACATCTTTGGGTAAAGAAGGTGTACTAAGTCTGGTCCCAGAAGAACGTGGAATTCGATTGCCAAGTGGCTTGTTGCTTCGTTACGACGGATTGATAGCACTACGGGGTGAGAAAGGTATGCAATACAATTACAGGACTCGCTTCGGATGGAACAATATCTATGGCGGTAAGGTTATTGAGAACGTCTGCCAAGCCCTTGCTAGATGTATCATTGGCGAACAGATGATTAAGATTGCTAAGAAGTATGATGTCGTATTGACGGTTCATGATGCGGTTGCATGTCTTGCACGTGAGGAAGAAGCTGAAGAAGCCCAAGCCTACGTAGAGGAGTGCATGAAGTGGACACCTGAGTGGGCAGATGGTTTGCCTGTTAGTTGTGAGAGTGGGTACGGGAGGAGTTATGGAGATTGCTGAGGAATACAGATTAAAAGTATCAGTTAGAAATAACTTAATATTAAAAGCTATGGAAGCCCAAGG